CAAAGTTTGTATCTCAAATAAAACATGATAAAAAAAAGAAATATGATCCGAACTTACTCGTTAAAATACCATTTTCATATAATAAGTTTAATGCTGATATATATTCCGAAACATATTCGGGGGTGAATATTTTTAATATTTCTAAATGGACACGAATGAGATGTGATATATATTTAGATAAATTGTGGAAAGTTGGAGATGTGTTTGTTGGTAAATGGAAGGTTAATACAATACATTTAGTTTAATTTGCGTTAATAACTATATAAATAATTATTAATAAAGAATATAATGACAGATGTATATCCAATAAAGTCGCTGGACTATAAAAAGATAATTTATAAATCACCTATAAAACGGGGTAATTTGTATTATTCTGCGATAACGTATGATGGAGATAAACCACTATATTTAGAGACACCAAATGTTTATAGTTCTCAAAAACTCACAGAGTGTGAAAACACCCTATCAGTAAAGATTTCACCCGAAGATTTTTGTGTTTATGATAAACTTTTAGAATTAGATGAACATAATGTTACAAATACAACTGAAAATAGTGAGAAGTGGTTCAATAAAAGTTTACCCGAAGATGTTGTTCGAGAAATGTATAAAAGAATAACTGAACCACTCACAAAAAATGAACTCCCAGAAATAGCATTAAGAGTTCCTAAATTGAAAGATACTGTAATGTGTGGAGTATTTGATAAAGATGGTATCGCAATAGATAAAGAAGACATAAATATTGATACGGAAATAAAGTGTATTTTACACGTGAAGGGTATAAAGTTTCTTAAGAAATATTTTTTGTGTGATGTATATATTACACAAATAAAATTAACTGATCACAAAATGTATAGTTTACATAAAGAATGTTTATTCAATGAAGAAGATGATTACAGATTAAGTCCCCCCGAAGATGTGATTGATAATGAGATGATAAAAGAAATAGAAGGTGAAAAGATAAAACTAGATGCTCTACAAGCAAAAAGAAAAGAAATGAATGAAATAAAGAATGAAATAAAAAGTTTGGAAACTAAACTTGAATTAATCAAAGAAGAATATGCTAAAATAAACACTGATTAATTTAGATATATTTTTTTTATATTGTAATATATAAAATGAGTTTTAGTTTTTCTGAGTTAGATAAAATGCCACAATGGTTGAAAGGTGTTGTAGCTGTTGTTGTTGTCGCTGTTGTTGTTCGTTTTTTGATGCCAGAAGTTTACAACGATTTGATGGGTAACTTTTCGGGTGTTTTGCCTCAAACAATTACACACGTCGAACCATTTACTGATTTTTCATCGGTTCCAGGGGCACCCGCGGCATCTGAGAGTTTAACGGATGGTCAGGCTGTGCCAAAATCTGTTGAAAACACAGGGAGAACGCCTTCGTCTTGTTATCCTCAACCCACACTGACCTCCGAAGATTTACTACCCAAAGAAGACGCACAGGCCATTAAAGATTTTAATGTGGCTAAACCAGCTGGTGAGGGGATTCTGAATGGTGTTAACCTATTAGACGCGGGATTCCATATTGGAGTGAATACAGTGGGACAGAGTTTAAGAAATGCTAATCTGCAGGTCAGATCTGAGCCTCCCAATCCTCAAGTTCAGGTGAGTCCTTTCTTGAATACTACTATTGGGCCAGATCTTATGAGAAAACCACTTGAAAGTGGTGAGGGTTGTGCATCTAACCCTGGTCTTGCCCCAGAATTACCTGGAGCATCTGCATCGGGTGCTTCACCCGTATAATTCCCTTAAAATACTAATTAAAGATATATTCTCAATAATCTAATATAATATACAATGTCATCTAAGTTTAAATCAAATCCGTATAATCCCAACAATCGTTACATTACTTCTGAAGATGTCCTTAATATTTTCTCTAAAGTCAATATTAAAGATATAAAAATTAAAAACTTATCAATTTATCAAACAGCATTCAATCATAAATCATATTGTTTTATGAAAGATTATGAAGATTATACAAAACCTGATGATTGTATAGAACTTCAAAATACTAACTATGATAACCTAGAGTTTCTAGGTGATGCCTTTCTTGACGTTGTTATCGCCGAATATTTATACAAAAGATACAATACTCAAAGTGAAGGTTTTTTAACTACAATTAAGACCAGACTTGTTAATGGTGAACAAGAGGCACGTTATAGTATTTTTTTGGAGATTAACAACCTAGTGTTACTATCTAAATATGTTGAAGAAAAATGTAATGGAAGAAATAGCACAAACATTTTAGAGGATGTTTTTGAAGCATTTATAGGTGCTTTATATCTTGATACAAATGATTTTACAAGTGTCAAAAAATTTATAATAAATCTTATAGAATCATATGTAGATTTTCCCGAGCTTATTATGAATGATAAAAACTATAAAGAACAAATTATGAAATATTTTCAACATAATTATAACTCTAATCCTACATACGAACATATCACCACAGAAAACGAAATATTCAGATGCAACGTTTTATACGAATCAAAAATATTAGCAACTGGTGAGGGTAAAACTAAGAAAAAAGCAGAACAAGATGCGGCGTGTAGAGCATTAATTTTAGAGAATGTTGTGAGTAAATAATTAATATAGTATAATATAGTATAATATACATCAATGGGTGATAAAAGGAAAAATATAGTTATAAATAGTGAAGTAAATGATGTTCTTGAAAAACATTTTGATGGCGAACTGGATATGATAAAATTGTCTAAAGTTGAAAGAATTTTCAATGAGGGTAATATTGATGAAAAAATGAAAAAGTTTCTAAAGAAATTGAAGCAAGAGCATTCTAAATCAAAAACAAATATGTCGAAATACAAAATTGTTTATCGCTTGGATAAACCTGTTAAAAAAAATAAAAAGTCAAATAAGCTTGTAATAGATGATAGATTAAATGAAATAATCAATGAGTTCTTTGCTGGGATTCTAAAGAATATTTCTCCTAAAAAATTAGCAGAACTTGAAAAAGATGATAAGATAACCCCCAACGAGTTTAAGATTTTAAAGAAAATAAAACATACTTACTCCAAATTAGATGGTGAAATTGACGAAATTATTAAGTATGATTTAAAAGAAGGATTAAAATTGAAACTTGAAGAAGAAGTTGATGAAGAAAAATCACCTAAATCACCCACTGATCCTCCTCCTTTTGGGCAAGGCTCTGATGACCCTACATATGCCCCTGGTTCCCCTGTATCATTACCCGAAGAAGAGTTCTGGTCTAGTGATTCGGGAAGTTTAAGAGAATATTTAAAAGATAAAAAAATAAATTGGTCAAAAATTAATGATATAGAATATTATGATGGTGATTCATTCGGTTTGGGAGAGGCTTTGACATTTGTAAAACTGAATGATAAGACTATCGGATATTATAATTTTGAAGATGAATCACCTGATTCAGAAGATGATACTATAAGAAATCTATATGATAAAAACAAGAAAAAAATAGGTAAAGTTAGTATCGATGTAGATGAAATAGGATATCCCCCTAAGAATATAATTAATTTTGAAGATGAACTTGTTCCAATATTATCACCTACTAAAAAAAAGAATAAAAAAGAGTATACAAATGTTAAATATATAAGTTCTCATAGAAAATCATTTGTTCAATTCATAAATGAAGGTTATTATAAAGAAATCTTAAAGAAAACTAAAGATGAAGAGTTCTTGGATGTTTATCAAGTTCTTGTAAAAAATTATTTATCATTAGAGACACCCTATCGGGGACTGTTAGTATATCACGGATTGGGCACCGGTAAAACCGCCAGTGCTATATCAACCGCAGAGAATCTCTCAGATGATTTAAGAATAAGAACTTTACTCCCAGCTTCTTTAGAGGGTGAGTTTATCAAGGAGATAAAAAAATGGGGGAAAAATGAAATAGATATGAAAAATACTCTCTGGAGATTAATTTCATTTACAGATATTGATAAAGACAAAGATACGCGTGTAAAACTTTTTAAGGAATATAAGATAACTCCTAAGATAGTCAAACGTGTTTTCAATAAAAGTAAAGCTATTGTGAAGAAAGATATTGTAAGAAATCTTGTGGGTGTCAAACCCGAAAACATAGCAAAACATTTGAATGATGAATATAAAAAAATAGAGAGTGATTTGATAAAAGCATATGGATTTTGGATCCCTGATGAATCAGGTAGAAAATATGATAGTCTTAATGATTATGAAAAGATAGTTTTATCTGAACAGACAAGTGAAATAATTCTCCTAAAGTATAATTTTATCCATTATAATCCATTACCAAAGATAAAAGGATATGGTGGAGATAATTTAGTTGAGAGCACGGATTTGGATATTCAAGAATTATATGAGTTTATGGATGAAGAAGAGGTAAAACTATCACAAACTCGGAATGGAGAAATTGTTCAAGAATTAGATGAAAAACTTAGATATAACAGAGAGAACTATAATATAGATTCTCCATTTCACAATGAAGTTATCATAATTGATGAGGTTCATAATTTTGTAAGAAAGATATTAAATAATAGTGGTCCCTCAAGACAATTTTATGAATGGATTATCAATGCAGAGAAAATTAAACTTGTTTTGTTATCAGGAACACCTATTATTAATAGACCGTGTGAGATAGCAATTCTTTATAATATGTTGAAAGGGGCAATAAGAGTTTATACTTTTACCATTAACTCATCTAAAGATAGCGATGATATTACAAAAGAGCTCAATAAGATAATATATAATGTATTATCTCCAATAGATTTATTTTATGTGAAAAAGGTTGATGGTCAAACTCTGATATCATTTACTAAGAATACTACAAACTTTGTCTCTGTTAGGAATCCAGAAAATGGATTAATTTATACAGGAGAAGAAAATGATTATAGTTATGAAGATTTTATAAAAGAAATATATCGTGTTTTAAAGACATTATTCAAAGAAGATGAGATAGTTCCTACTATGAAACAAGCTTTGGAGATTGAAACAGATAAAGAAGTCGTATATAATACATCATTAAATATAACATTTAATCGTAAACAGAAACTTTTTGATTTATTTGTAAATAATGATATATTAGATCTTACAAATAATGAAAAATTCATGGAATATTTCTTTGATGAATCATTAGAGATACCCGACCCAAAGAAAACACTATTAAGAAGAATGTTGATGGGTCTAACATCATATTATCCAATAGATCGTTCTAAAGTTGTTACAATGCCAACTATAAAAGCACCCAAAGAAAAAGTTGAAAGTTTTGAAGATTATACAATTGGTAAGGATATGAACATCGTATTATGTCCTATGACAAAGATTCAACTGGAAAAATATATAAGGTCGTGGTCAGATGAGAAAAAAAAAGAAGACTACAATAGGAAAAAAAGAATTTTTGGGGATAGTGATGAACAAATCAAAGATTATAATATACGAACACGACAAGACTCAAATATAGTATATGCAAATGATGATTTCAGGTATCAACGCAATAGTGATATTAAAAGCAAGGAAAAGAGAGAAGTTTATTCAGAATTAGAAAGAACTAAATCTTTACAGTTTTCAAATAATCTTAAATATTTGTCTCCTAAAATGTACAAGATATTAGAGAATATTAATGAATATAAAACTGGAGATACACCAAAAGGGAAAGCACTCATCTATAGTCAGTTCAGAGGTGATTCCGGTCTAGAAGCATTTGAAGAAGTTCTAAAAATAAATGGATATATAAAATATGATCCCAATAATAGTATATATGATAAAAGACTAAGATATACATTCATTAGTGGACAAGAAAAAGATACTGAACGAAAAAAGAATAAAGAAGCATTTAATCATATAGATAACAAGTATGGTGAATATATTCAATTGATATTAATTTCAGAATCGGGTGCCGAAGGTATATCACTTACGTGTGTGAGACAAGTTCATATTCTAGAACCCTATTGGAATAATGTACGGATAAATCAGGTTTTTGGGAGAGCTATACGCTTACACTCTCATGATGATTTAGAACCCAAAGAAAGAACAGTTGAGGAGTTTATTTATCTTTCGGTTCTACCAAAGGGTACAAATGCTCGAGAAATATATGATTCTATAAAAGATTGGGATAACATAGGAGAAATTAATGTTGATAAATTTGTCGAAGAATTAAGTAAATCTAAAAACAAAGACACCAAAGATACAATAGATGCGATTCTTACAATAGGAGACTCTATAGACAAAGATGTTTTTGAACTAATGGAGAAAAAATACACAATTTCTGAAAAAATAACTGATATTATAAAAACATCGGCATTAGATTGTATCCCACATACTCGCGATGATAAAATATTAAACGAAAAATGTATACGATTTAGTAATTCTTTAGAAAATGAAATATCATATTTTCCAGGGATCACATCAAGTGAACTTATTTATATTGATAGACAACAAATCAAAGCTAACTTTCATGAGTTTATTAAACCCAATAATCATATACTCTTAGGAGATAATGAAAGATATTATTATTACAGAAATACTTCTGAAGATATAGATATTAGATATTTGAAAGAAAATTCGCGTCTTATATGCGAATTAGATACAGACTCTATGGAATGCCACGTGTTCTTTGAGGGTAAACACGAATTAACAGAAGAATTGGGTAAATATTTTTCTGTATATCAAGATATTTATGATATCTCTAAATATGGTGAAACAATTTTAGCTAAAAAGTTCCCGAGTTTTGATGATATAATCTCTTGTGATAAAATAGCACACAAAATTAAGTATAATATGAACGATACTTATTTTTATTCTGAAACTGTTAATGATAAGATACGGACAATGATAAAATATGATGAAAAAGATGAGTGGTCCCCCAAACAACTCATAGTATATGAAGATGAACTATATGAACTTGATAATTAATTTCTGATTTCATCTAATACAATAATAAAACTCTCGGTGATATTTAAAATCTTGTCACCTTCTGTTAATTCAAAATCTTTCATATTATCTAAATATATATCCTTATTGTTTATAATATTTTTAATAATAAATATATTTCCGTTTATTTTTAAACTATCACCTATCTTGTAAGTATTATTAGGGACTTCTATATAATCTTCATATATATTAGAGATACTCAAATAACCATTCTTTTTTAATGAAATATTCAATGAATCCCTTATCTTTACATAAGTTTTTTCATTTAAACTTATAGATTCTTTATTAATGGGGACATATTCCAAAAAAGTTCTATTGTTTAGATCATATGAAGAGTTTAATTTCAGATACTGATTATAATTATTTATGGTGATAATTATAATCGGATTGCTAAATAAACTATTATTTTCTTTGGGTATGATAAGATATTTAAGATTATATACACCATCATAAGTTTCTATATTGAAATTGTAAAAAGAATCATCTCCTGTTATAATCCTATTTACATTATTTAATATTATTGAACTTCCCCCAATATTCTGTTTCTTTTTCCCCATATAACTATTCATTTGCAAAAGTAACAATTTACGATTCAATACAACTATATCATCTGTATCGTTGGCTTGAAATGCGTCATTTATATTTTTTTCATATATATCTTTAAAATATTGATCTTCTGATATATCTACCCCATATTCACCTTTTATAATCTTACACGCCATACCAAATATATAATTTTTATTTATTTCAGAATAATATCTGTCGTGTAGAGAAGTCATTATAATCTAATAATTAAGTTTTTTATACTTTATGAACACATTAAATGTTTCTCCTGGCTCTGTTTTCATATATTCTATTTATACGTTTTTGAATCTGAGAAGCATTTTTGGAATTATTTCCTTTTTTTTCATCTTCTAATACTTGTGTATCACTACTATTGTCAACTATTAAATCACCTTTCAAAGAAAATAAATTATCCCCTATAGATGTTCGAAAAATATCTGTCCATAGTATCAAAACTATAATCATAACAAGAAATGTCCACTTTAGTATACGTTTTAGAAGCTCCGATCCCGATACTCTCACACATCCTTTATTTCCATACACTATTGCTAATATATTATAAACCACTACTAAAAATATTGTTACAAATGCTTTTATCTTTTTATCTTCCGTATTGATTATAATATATAAGAGAAAAGCAGTCGCTAAAATCGTCAATACATAAACAAACTTAGTATTTATTGAACCACGATTAAATTCTTTATAATTCACAAATATGTAAATCAAAAATAACAGGACTGGAAATATGATCTCTTGATATCTAGATACGATCACATTTTTATTTCCAATTACCCACAAACTATGGAATAATAATAGGATTGTTATAAAATATTCCCCAATTCGGTAAATTTTTATATCTCTATATACTTTTACAATCCAGAATATTAACAATAACGAAATATATAATCCGAACCTTATATCGTATATATTATTATCTTCGTGGTCTTCAATATATTTGTCTATTACCATCCATATATTTAAAAATATCTGAAGAATAAATAAACCCATAAATAATGTTAATTGAACTTTCGTCCGTTCCATTGATGTTACATTCCCTAAATAGAAAATAACAAACAATGAATATAATATTCCCATGATCTTCAAAATATACACACCTCCCGTTATATCTTTTCTATTTTTCAAAAAATTTAAGACATAAAATAGTAAATATATTCCAAATATTAAATAGATTATCTTTTCATTTATCATATTTTTTCGGTATAGAAATAATATCAAAAACAACCAGATAGTTGTTGTGGTTTCGAATACTTTAAAACCCGTTAAAAATGCATTCTTATCTAAAATGTTTCTGATATTGATATCAATTGATTTCAACACTTTATATTTTTCTTTAAAACTCATAATTGTTAAATACAGTAAAATATTTATAACCAAAAATAATGTACTTAATGTTTTTACATCTTCAACCTCAACATTTACCATTTATATCACAATAGATAATAGTTTAGAAAACCTTTTATGTTGATGAGGGTAATGCGATTGATTGTTCAACATCATCCGGAGGTGAAGACGGACCCTGAGAATTAGTTGTAGAATTGGTTGTAGAACTATCTGAAAATACTCCCTCCCCCGGTGTCATAGCTCCCATTTTTGTAGTTGATAAAGGTGGTGTTGAACCAGTTGAATCGCCGGATGAGAGGGGGCCCATGTTCATTCTACTGGTAGAATCATCGGGTAATTCAGTAGAGTTGGGTATTCTCATATCTTCTCCATCATTTCTTAAATTACTGTAAGAACTATATGCCGACAAAAGTGTTCCTTCTTCATTGGCGTTGATATTATAATATTTACCCGACGCAGTTATACCATTATTTCTACCTGGAAACAAACTGCCGACAATTTCATCAACACTCGGACAGGTTGTTTCGGGGCATTTTACATCGGGACATTTTACACCACCATTCATTGGAAAGTTGGCTCCATTATTATTTGTTATGTCACTATTTTTATCTGGACACACACAATCGGGACATTTAGTTAACCCGGGTTCACAATTACACGCGGGGCATGCGGGACATTCCTTATCAAGTTTATTTATATCATTTTTTAAACTTTTAATATTTTTGTTTTCAGTATAAACATATCTTAATATGATAACAGATAAGATTATGATTATAATTTGTAGTAATGATGTATATGGGTCATCTCCTATATAGTATTCCAGTAAGTTCATTATATATATAATAACTATTTTATTTTACACGTATTAAATCATCTCATCGGGTTTTATAAAACAAGTTTCTCTATAATTCCCCATCAAAGAGTCCGACAAAGTTTTAGAATACTCTTTAAACTGCACACCATTTAACATATTTTCAATGAAATGCATACAATAGTAACCACAAGCATAATTATTATTCTGCACTGATAGATTATTATTTGCAACAATAAAATCTATATTTAAATCTTTACCCTGTTTTTTTAATTTTTCTATAAGTTCTTTGATCTGATGGGGAACCGAAGACTTATAAGAATCAAAATAATAAATTCCCTCATTTTCTAAGTTTAAGCCAAGCATATCAATATACATCGCAATCCAGTGTTGTCCAGGTCCATCACTCTTATCTGTATTGAAAACTATACCTATTTTATTTTTATTATTTTTATGATGCTCTCTAAGATCAATTGAACACAAATCACTTACAGAACATTTGTGAAAATCTATCGGAGTCGCTGAATAATAATAAAAATCATCGTGCTCAAGTTTTAATCCCTCCATAACCTCATCAATATCAAAATTACTTAACCAAGCTTTATAGTCTTCTTGAACCTCTTTAGGTAATTTAGGTTTAAAATGTTTTCTGAATAATTTTTTCTCTCTGTTTGATAATCCATCAAATAGTTTTTTTATTTTTACCCAACATATCTCTGTATTACATTTATATTCATCTTTAATAATTTTACTCACAAGTTTGTAAGTTTTTCGAAGATTATTACGGTGAATTGGGATGTTTTTTTTTGTCACTTTACTAAGTTTCTTAGCAACCTTGATTAAGGATTTTTTTGTTAAACAGCTATACGGCAACCGTTTCTTATTCAATGTACAGTGCTTCTTTACGAACATCCTATACAATAATACCTTAAAATTATTTAAGGTATTATGGATAAATATAAACAATTCTAACGATGGATATGGTTGACAAAGATATTGTTCAGATAAAAAGTGACCTAAACTCCCTCACTACTAAAATATTGAAAGCTTATCAAGACAGTGTTACACGATATACAGAAGAAAGGATCAAGAATGGTAAAGATTTAGAAGAACAAAATAATGTGAACAGTTCTTTGGTAGAATTAGTGGAAGATCATGAAAAACAGATTTCTGAACTTAATAATACCATAGAATTGAGAGATAGTAATATAGTTACATTACAGACAGAACTAGGGGATTTGAGAAGTGAAATGGTTGAAGTAAAGAAAGAAAAGAGTAATAGTGAGCGTCACGATATGTTAAAAGCACAAGCAAATGAGATTATGGCGAAGAGTGAAGAAATTGATAGATTGAATAAGCTCTTATCTAAAAAGGACAAGAAAACAAATGTTGAGATGGTGGTCAAAGAAGAAATAGAGATAGTGGATGAAGTAAAAGAAGAATCAATTTTAGATACAGTTCAAACTGAATCACCGGATAAAGAATCACACGTATCAGTAGATGAGGTAACAGAATCACTCTCAGATAAAGAACCAAGTGATTCAGAAGAAGAAGAACTCAGTATAATTAAATATAGGAAAAAGGAATATTACATTGATACAAGTGATCCTCCAAATGTTTATGAGATCTTGGAAGATGATGAAATGGGGGATAAGATTGGAACATGGCAAGAAACACAGGGGAAGAATGGTAAGATGAAACACGTTGTTGTTAGAGATTAGAATTGGTATGTTTTACTAAAGATAAGTTTTTTTTAAGAATTCTAATAATTGTTTTTGAAGTTTTTCTTCGGTTCTTGTATTGAAATATGAAAAGAACTTTATTTTGTCTTTTGTATATAATTTTAAGATATCTTCATTAAGATAATTCTTTTTACATATTTCTGGTGTATGATGAAGATTATGCGCTACACTCTTAATACATTCTTTTAAATATGTATTATTCTTATTCTCCACATTAAGGACTAATAATTTTAAAAGATCAACATTAGCTCTCCATGTTCTGAAGTTTTTCGCGCTAATATCTCCGAACTGTTTCAGGTAATTATTTACATCACTTGCTCGAATAGTTGCATAACGATTATTTGAGCGATATGTAAAAAGTCTATCTTTTTTCTTTTGTGTTTTAACTTTTTGCTTAATATGTTTTTTTAAAAGATTATCTTTTATTTCACACGCATTTGTAACTCCTTTTTTCCCTCTGAAAGTTATATTAACTCTGTTCTTTTTTAGAGTAACATGTTCAGTATTAAGAGTACACACTCCGTGAGATTTATTTTCTTTTAAATATTTATCATTCCCTACACGGAAGTTGCATTCATCTATCATTTTTAAAATCATAGCAATTTGTTTGTTCTTATCGTCTCTAAAAGATGATAAATCACTATTAATTTTCCTCATAATTTCTTTATACCTCTTTCCGAATGTGTATAATTGAACGTATTTTTTCTTATTAGATTTTGCTCTATGATCTTTGTGATAGATGTATTGTTTACGACCTCTTTCATCTATACCAATTGCCCTTACCTTTTTTCTAGGAGGAAATATTTTAACATCGTTGTACGCGGGGGCGACATATAATCCTTCTAAATATTCTTTTACTATGGGTGATTCAGAACCCAAGAGTTTATTATCTTTGAAGTAAAGAAATCTTTTACCATTTTTTTTTCTTAAAATATACTCTTTCATAAAGTAGAGTAGATTATAATCCTTCACCTCTTAGAATACTTTTAGTAGTTTTCTTTCTATTTTTCTTAATAATATTTATGAGTTCTTCAGACTTTTGGGGATCATTAAAGTATCCGTCAAAACATTCTTGGAGATATTTGTAAGTTATACCCTCTTGTGATGTTTTATCGGAGAATACAATTCTTCTATCTAAATGAGGAAAATCAAACTTCTTATTTTCTAGATTATTTTCTTTTAAAGATACAGTTAAGATCTCCCCCAATTGTTCACGTTTATCTTTTAATATCTTAATATCATTATTTAATTCATAAATTCGTTTATCAATATTTACCCATGAAGTCAAACTTTTTTCAAGTTCGGGCATAATATATATATATACTAACTATGATAATAAATCTTTATATTCAAAATAAATATAGAAATGATACATATAAATAAGATCAAAAAGATACTACCTATAAAGAGAATATATGGGTATATTTCGGTTAAAATATTTTCAATGAGTGGTTTGATGATATCTTTCTTAAGAATATTAGAGTTTTCTTCACTATTTATCTCTTTCTTCAAAGTTTCCAGAAGTTTATTAGTTATGATATCCATAGAACTATTCAATCTATATTTTAAGAACTATAAAAATAAATACATTCAAACAAATTTGATTTAAACAAAGAAATATAATAGTATCTATTATAAACTATAATACCATGGGTATTAAAGGACTAACCGGTCTTATTCAAAAATATGCACCTGATGCCGTTGAGACAATAAATCTACACACTCTTTCGGGTAAAACACTTGCAATAGACGCAAGCTTATTCATTTACAAAATGGCATTCTCTGTAAAGACAAGTAAAGAGGGTAAGGGCTATGGACATATTATAGGGATCTTTCAAAAGACGATCAATTACTTGGCTGTAGGTATTGAGCCTATTTATGTATTTGATGGAAAGCCTCCCGAAGCGAAGAATAATGTCTTGAAGTCTAGGAGAGACAAATCTGAAGCGCTTAAAAAACTCATGGATGAATCAGAAGACAAAGAAAAGAAAGAAAAATATAAAACTCAATCATTTCGTATGACAAAAGATGATGTTAATAACGTCAAGAAGCTTCTTTCTCTCATGGGTATTTCATATATTCAGGCAGATGGAGAAGCAGAAGGATATGCGAGTGAACTCTGCAAGATGGGTTACGTCGATGGGGTTGTTACAGAAGATATGGACTCACTGGCATTTGGAACACCACTACTTGTCCGCTCAAATATTGATAAGACTATCAAACGAAAAGATGTTCTATCAACCATCAACATGGAGAAGGTTCTTGAGGGTATGAATATTTCCTTTGATGAGTTTCTTGATATATGTATTATGTCGGGATGTGATTACTGTGAAAATATCAAGGGCATCGGTCCCAATAAATCGTATCAAAATATTAAAGAACATAAAACTATTGAAAAGTTTGTAGAGAGTTACAAGAAAGTTGATACAGACTATATTGAAAAGGTCAAAACTTCAAGAGAACTATTTAAAGTATATGATAAGAAGATTCTTGAAAAGGATATAAAAAAAAGTGCCAGTCTTCTCAATACCGGAGAACTAAAGACATATCTCGTAGATACGTGTGGAATGAGTGAGAAACGTTTTGAAAACGCATTGGTCAAGATAACTCCCAAATGAGGTTTACTATAGATCCACTCTAAACAAACAATCATATCTTCTCTAGTGTAGAATCTTTAACCTTAGGATTAGAAGTTTTTAACTCTTCTTTTTTTCTTTCTTTATTCTTAATATTCCCACAACAATCGTGACTATGTCTATTCATATGGTGGAAACAGAAACGAAGATTACACTCACAACAAGAAACACATGTCATGTCTAGTTTCTTATTACACCCACTTAAAGAACACCGGGGTTTTTTTATTTTTTTGTGAGAATCCATTTTATCTTTTCCTACTTGCTTATTAGTGTTCTCACACTTTATCATGTAATATATCACATATTTTATCTTATCAAATTTACTTAACTCATTTACTTACTCATTTACTTACTCATTTACTTTGGTCGCATTGCTCATTTACCAAATCACTTACCCGTACTCCCAAATCCACCCGAACCACGAGATGTTTCACTCAGTTCATCAACTACCTTCATATTAATATTTGAAAATATAGGACTACAGATTTGAAATAGACGTGTTCCCTTCTCAATAAAATAAGGTTCATCGCTATGATTATCCAGAGCAACCATTAGATTGCCCCTGTATCCAGCATCGATGATTCCCACACTATTACTCATTCTTACCGGTGTCTTTGAGATAGATGATCTTGGATACAAATAGTATGAGACATTAGATCCATGCATCTTACTTTCACACTTAATGCCAAATGATACAAGCGTGCCCAGCGATTTACCCGGTAATTCTACATTTTCGGGGAAATATAAATCTAATCCCGAATCACCAGTATGAAAATGCTCATGATTCTCATACATACCTCTTACGGCATCATTATCACAGAGAATACTCAGTTCCATCTTTTATCACTATATATATGATATATGCCTCTATTGTTTAAATAAATTAGCGGTTATATTAAACCCTATATTATTCTTCAAATCTCAGTTAGTTTATAATATTTGTATAAACTATCGTCACAGATTCTTATGAATAATTTAGTTATTTATTCATCTCTTTAACGAGGGTCAACCACCAGTCATCTTCTTAAGAGTCCTGGATGATTTCTTCTTATTTCATGGGGAGCGCTTTCTGTTCGTCTTTCTACGACGCTTGGCACCACCCTTGAAAGTGGATTTTAACAGGCCTCACCCACCACCCGCCCTCATAATCTTCTTTTTTGAACGCTTTGTAGAGAAATTAACGTTTTCACCATCTTTAACCTTGTTCGCTTTCATAAGTCTTTTAACTTTTATAGTGACTTTTTTCTTGTATTTCTTCAGATCACTATCTTTTTTTTTATTAAGAATATCTTTATCATCTATATCAGTTAGAAAAAACTGATTACCTCTTTTCACAACATACTTCCCATCAATCCGAATACCCGTCTTCATTTATAAAATGTGGTATATTTTTATTCATCTTATCTTAAAAAAAATAAACCACATTATATAAATGGGAAAGTTTAAAAACGATGAACTTGAGTTAACTTGTATCAGTCTGACAGATGAAATTAAAAGAGGAAACTCTATGTTGAACAGCAAGAAGATAACTATCTTTAACAGTTCTGTGATGCCTTTGAAAAATACTAACAATTTCTTAGTAGCAAGTAGGGGGTGGTATGGTAATGTGCGTTCATGGGACGGTTTGAACTTTATCATACTCTCAATTTTCAATCATAATTATAAAAAGATAGATCAAAAGATAGTTGATATAGACACAGATTTATTGAAAGGTCAGCTCTTAGAGTTTAAAGAATACAAGAACAGAATTATTGAGCACAAGAATGCCATCTCTGAGGGACCGGAAG